TGGTATCATACAAATCCCAAATCCACCACTTTTGAATTTGTTCGTCGTCATTAACGGTATTAAATATCCATTTTAGTATAATATTAAAAAGTTCAACATCTTCTTTTGAAGGTTCTTTATCATGAATAGTTATTAGGTCTTCTGATATGTTAGGACCGATTCTTAACATTGGCTCATGAGTATTTGGGTGTGGCTTAATTGCATCACGCGCAGGAAAATTACCATTAGAATCTTTAACTACTGCACCAGATAGAAACTGCAACCATTCTTTTGGCATCTTTTTCCATACGTCTCTAGAATTGATAAATCCAGTCATACCATGCCCAATCGGACAAGTTAACTCCCTCATGTTCCAAGAAGCTGCTACCTGAGGATTAGTACTCTTTACATGTTCTAAGTGCCATGGAATTAATATCTGATCTTTAGTTTTTTTTTCCTCATATAGATCAATTGTAAAAGTATGGTTTTCCATATTGATAGAAGAGATATGTTTCCATTTTAATTTTTCTGCAAAAACATTCATTAATTTTTCTTGTTCAGAAAAAGAAATGTTTATTTTATTAAATCCTAAAAAACCTTCAGATAAAAACATGTCTACATAATAATCGATATTGTCAATAATATCTTTATACTGACAATTCTCTATTTTTTTTATTACATTCATTTTATTGTGTCACTTTTTAGGACCAGCCATACTATTTCTTTTTCTTTGCTGCTCTCATATTATCTATAAGATTTGGATATGGTCTTCCTGCAGCTTTTGCCATTGCTTTAGCCGAAGCTTTTGCTTTAGGTGCAAGTTTTTTTGATTTTGATTTAGGATTTGGACTATCCCAAACCTGCTTATCTTTTGCCATTATTATTTTTTCTTATTCTTTCCCATAATAGACTTCTGAAGAAATGCTGGTAACTTCTTTTGTGCAGCTGTCATTCCTGCAGCCTTAGGTGCAGCTTTTGCTGGCTTAGCTATCATTTTTTTTGCGGATGCTTTTTTCATTGCCATTTTATTTTTCCTCTTTTGTTGTGTTATTTATTTTTTGAATTATTTCTTTTTGAAATGCCAGCAGCTTTTTTCTTAGCGTCTGCTTTAGAACTAGCACCCCAAGCATTTAATGATAATAGTAACCTAGTTGGTTTACCATTCTTATCTTTTTCTGGACCGGGCATTCCGCCCATCCTTGCTAAGAATGAAGCACGTCTTGGGTTGTCTCCAGCTTTTACTGGGGCCTTAAGATTCATACCATCTTTTTTAGCAGAGGCTCTACCCTTGGCATTTAATCCACCTTTAGGGTTTTTGCCCGCTTTTGTTTGCCATGTCGGTGATTTCGCCATTACTTCTTCTTTCTTGCCATTTGGATGAATGGTGGAAGCTTTTTTTCAGCTGCAGGAATTGCTTTTGATGCCTTCTTAGCTGAAGGATTAGATGTTTTTTTAGATTTCATAACAACTCGTCTTATCAGTTTGGCTTTTTCATCTTCTTGTTTGAAGAAAATGTTTCAGCAGTGGCTTTTTTTGTGCCGTACATCTTGTAAGCAGGAACAGATTTTGCGCCATTAATACTATTATCTTTTTTTGGCTTGCCTGCATTTAGAATTGTGTTATTATCTTTATTGGTTTTAGCTGCTTTGTTAGCTGCTTTTTTTGCTGCCATTTTATTTTCCTTTTTTATTGATCTTCCTAAGGGTCTTAGCAAGGTTTGCCTGCTGTACCGTCAACTTACTATATTTTGATGGATTTTTGGTTACGGCTGATGCCATACCCGCTACAGATTTATTGGCCTTTTTAGCCTTAGCAGTAAACGCACCTGGGCGCTTGATTGCTCCCTGAATCCAGTTTTTCTTATCTGCCATGTTGATTCCTTATAAGTTAAACAAGTAAGGGTGATACCATTATAGTACCACCCCCACCCACTTTTTATATTATAGCACGGATGCTATTAACCGATAGTCTTGCCCTTGGTATTCTTGATTGGGCGCTTAGCAAGATTCATTTGACCGGCAGATGCTGCTGGCTTAGGGGCTGATGTGCCCTTCTTTTCAATGGTCTTACCTTTGCTATTCTTGATAGGACGAACGCCCATCTTTGCTTGACCTGCACTTACGCTTGGTTCTGGTGCCGAAGTACCTTTTCCTGACATTTTCTTTGCCATTTTATTTTCTCCTTGTATTAATACTAGTATTATTTTCCACGATGAGATTTGAGATGTACATCTATCTTATCGTCGACCTTGTCAACTTGATCATCTAGGTGATCAAGTTTTTTATGTAAATGAATCATATCATCTTTTACATTTATGAGCAAATCTGCGACCACATTATGATCGCTTTTATTTTCTTTTCTTCCCGCTTGAACTAGGGATGCTAATATAGCGCCCAATGCAGCTATTAAAGAAACTATAATTGCCGAATCCACTGAAGTCTACTTCTTCTTAGAGATTTTTTTAGGAGCAGCTATTTTTTTTGCCATAGAACTCGTGTTCAACAAAATAGTACCAATTTGATAATCTTTATTTGAACTATTTTTTTGCGATGCCTTTTTTGCTGCCATTTGTTTTTTTTCCTTTAAATTTAGTTATATTGGTTTTAGTAACTTTAGGATTAGGCTGCAAAATACCCTTGAAATTAGTAGTCCCCATTTTTGGGAGTCCGCCTATAAAAAGTTCTTTTTTCTTAGCCATGAAAATCCCAAAAATATACTACTAGACATCTAAGTATAGTAATGTAAAAACAAAAAAATTCCCCCTATATATAGAATATAAGGGGAACTTTCTTTGAAATATATTAAGCTGACTTCTTAGGTCTGCCTTTTGGATTCTTAGTTTCCTTGGCAGGAGCAGCTTTTTCAGCCTTCTTAGCAGCTGGTTTAGGAGCTTTCTTTTTAGCTTCATCAACTACTTTTTTGCCCTCTTCAACAGCAGTCTTGACAACTTTTTCAGCTGCAACATCTGCTACTTCTGCAATTTCCTGGACGTCTTCAACTACTGAATCAATTATTGAATTAATAACTGAATCCTGTATATTTGAAGGTTTGCTCTTCTTAAACTTTAAAAGAAGACCAGTTACTTTCTTTGCTAATTTCTTAATCATGATTACCTCGTTTAGTTAACTTTATTTTGAATTAATTCAGACTATAGTCTATATCATATTATTTAAATATGCAAGTTTTTGACAAAATTATTTAGCTTGTTGTGTATCTTTAATTAGCTGATATCTTTCGCCAGTTTCTCTAGAAACAAGACCGAACCCATAGGCAGCTGCTTCTTTTACAGCTTCCGACAAGGCTTCCTTATCATCTAGAGACATTTCAGAAAGGGGAAGGGAGATCGCTGCGTAAACGTCAACGTTCTCAAAATTTCCTATATTAACCTTTCTATTAACTCCGCATATAAAAACGGGGTTCGTACTGATAGTAACCTCTCCGGCCAATGCACTAACTGCTTGGTCTAGTGGTGCGTCTGTGGATTGCTCCTGGGCTGACTTTGATATCTTAGGCATTTACTTCCTCTTTGATTCCTATTTGCTTTAGTGTTTCGAGTGTTTGTTGTTCAACGTTCATATTATCGGTATTAATTACCAATGTGGCTATCTTTTTTATATCTTCTATAGATTGTTCTGACTTGTGGGAAGCTTGCACCTCGTCCATAAGTCTACCATCTCTTTTCATCAATCTTTCGTCTAATGTTTCTTGAGATGCGTCAAAACAGATGACTATTCCGTTTGGCTGCTTGAGGATAGCCTCTGCTTCGTTTACGAAACGAACATCGGATACCAGAATCACTACTTGTGGGACTAAGGCATCTTCGTTGTCTCTCGACTCAGCAAAAAAAGATTTAATGTTTGATTTATATATCTGATAGCTTTTTCTTATTCCCCAATTAACGAAACAATTAGGATCAAAGTCCCTACATATATCTCCTGCTTTTTGGAGGAAAGTTCTAGGCTTAATACCTTCTGGCTCTATTGGCATAGAAAATACTTGCTCTACCATTTTAGTTAGATCCTGGTAATGCGGAACATTACCTATTGGCGATCCACCAAAAATTTCGTATAGAACATCATGAATTGCATACATTCTTCTCGATGCTTCATTATTTCCCTGTATGAGCTTCTTGGCAGATGCTAATTCATAAAGAGGAATTGCATAAAATATATGATCCCACTTTAATCCGTACTTGTTAGTCTCTAAGGAGCCTTTTGGAACTATGCTCTCAGCAACTGAAGTTTTACCGCTTCCAGCTCTACCAGCTAACCCAATTATGATTGGGTGATCTTGATGTCTTATGTATTGGTTAATCATAAGTAAGATTATATCACATCATCTTTTGTTTTGGGCGTTTTTCTTTTTTCCAAAGTATCTAGAAATTCATTAGCAAGAGCGTCGGGTTCCCATACGAAAGATCTTTCAACTTGTACAACCTTGAAATTAAATTCATCTCTAATATCTTCCACTGTCATCAATAACGGCAATAGAGAATCGTTTCTGCATTTCCATTTTCCGTTTATCTGATTAGCTACAACAGCTGAGTCTGTATAGATTACAGGGTTTAATAGATCTCCCATAGAGCAGATTAACAGACCAGCAATTACTGCTTCATACTCAGCTTCGTTATTACTCCTTGGGCCAAGACCTCTAGCAAACTGTGCAATCTTTTTTCTATTTCTATAGATAGTCGTTGCGCAAGCAGCTTCCCCTATCCTTTTTTGCCCCTGCCCTCTTGATGCCCCGTCACAAAAAACTTCTATAATCACCTAACAACCCTAACTAATTTTAACGTTGTATTTAATATTATATCTTTTTGCCATTTGGACTATATTCTCCTCTTGAGAAGGAGAACTAGCAATGTAAGTTGAGTTCAAAAGAAATCTTTGACTAGACAGTTCTACTTGCATTGGGAAATTTAAATCTTCCCTTTTTTCTGAATAAAACTCTTCTTTAGTTTGAACAGATTTGTAATGCGCAATATACATAAATTCTCCTAGTATGTACTAAAGTCAGACTCAGAGTAATACCCTTTAGATTCCCTAGAGGATGCTATTTGCATAGATTGAGCCTTGTCTAAGAGCTTTCTAGTGGATTCTGAAGATATTCTTGCAGCTGACTCCATAGACTCTGCTAGGTTTACAATGGCCTCAGAGGTTACTAGGGCCATGTATTCACTATCAGCTGCCTCAAGGGCGTTAGCTTCTCTCTCAGCCTCGTTCTTGCCCACTCTGTTAGCCTTGTAGACCTTCTTGTAACGGCCCTCAATGAGCTTGTATTGAGCTCTAGCCATTCCTGCGAAGCGAGCTACTCGACCGTACACGTTAGAGCTTCTAGCGACTAATGAGCTTAACTCTGATAGCGTGAGATCAATTGAATCCATATCTGGAATAGTAATGAAGTAATCCCCATTCTTATTCCCAGATGCGTAAGCTTCTATGACTTCTTTAATTTGTGGATCTATAAATTCTGCTAAAAGATCATTCAATTTCTGCATTGATTGCAGGTTCATTCTTACCTTCTTTTGCTTTAAAGAGATACATAATATCTTCTAGGTTAGATTTTATCACAATATCCTTGATCTTTGCTCTTATCTTGGATAAATGTTCTCTAACCGTATTCGGATGTTCTGTTATCTTCTTGCTTATTTCGCTTGACCTTAGATTATCAATATATCTCCATTTAAGAAGTTGCCTCTCTTGAACCGTTAGTTCGTTAAAAGGTGCTGCACATGTTTCCCCTAATACCCATAGTTCATTTACATCTTCTGTCACTAAGGCATCTTCTATGTCATTTTCTTGTGGGGGAGCTTTGAATCCCGGTGCTGAGCTGTCTTGATCATCTTCATTAGCTTCATCGTCTAATAAGGGAAATGTTTTTCTTCCTAACTGATCTATAAGAAGTGTATCTACATTCTTTTTTAATAGATAGAAAAAATAGCTGTAAAGAAATCCGCTAAAAGGAATTGGTCCCTTTTCTGAATCTTTCCTCTGGTATCTAGTGATGCACTGGAAGAATGTCATATCGACTGTTTGACGTACGTCCTCTTCATCGCCATATCTCTTGGCCATGTAAGTTATTCCGTCGAATGCACTCATTCACATGCTTGTATCCACCAGAGTTAAGTTGATTCTTCATAAGGGCAAACCTTACGTAGGAATCTTTAATAAATAAAGAGATAAACCTTCTTATGTCATAGTCGTTAATGTTGTATTTTCCGTGATACAACATTGTTGTATACTTAGTTAAAAAGTTATTAAAAACCTGCAGAAGTTCTAATTGTGCCTTCTGACTTCCGACCTTTAGCCTTAGCTATTAGTTCTTGCATCTCGTGTTCTTCTAAGTTATAATACTGCTCCTTATAAGCTGCCATTATTTTCCTTCCCAATTAATAATTTTGTTAGAATAAATTTTTCTGATATCCTCATAGAATATGACTTGAGGAATTTCTAGTTCCATAGCAAATTCTTTAGCGTTAGTTGAATACTTGCTAATTATAAAAGTTAACTTGTCGAATTCTTTTCTGTAATACCTTTTAAATCTTTTTATCTTTATCTTGCTTTTATCATCAAGATAACCCTTTAGTTCTATCCACGAATTATCTTTATTGATAAAGAAATCTGGAGTATACGCTTTCGTTCCGTTTTTGAATTGGGAAAGGAAATACAGTAGGTTCAAACTCAAATTTTATTTTGTATGCGTTAAGTATCCTTGCGAAGTTAGCTTCCCAGTTAGACCTCAGCGTCATGCCGAGATCTTCTCTGAAAGAAGTGTTAGTATGTTGGTATGAATTACCCTTGCCATTCCTTTTTGGGGCGACCTCTTTTATTATCTCCTCATCCATCTTGTCAGTCTTTGCTTTCTTAAAATTAGGATGTTGTTTTAAAGAAGAAATTTCCAGAAAATATTCTTCTGGGTTGATAATCACTAGGTCTTTCATGGTATCCTCTATACGTAATAATATTCACTATGATCCATTATAAAGTATAAATTAAAAAAAAACAAGAAATTTGTAACAAAAGGTTGCAAATCCGGAAAAAAGAAAGTATCATTCAGAATATGAACAAAACATTAGAAACACTCATCAGTAATGCAATCACCGAAATCAACGAGGGCGTCATCGACAATCTTACCGCATTTGGTTATACACACCAAGAAGCCACTAAGGTTGTTAGTGAATTTTCAGATTTCGATCTCGCAGCAAACGCTGCTCAGTTCCCAGTAACAGAAAGCGAAATTAGCTTCTAATTTCCACTTAGTAAAAACCCCCTCTGGAGAAATCCAGGGGGGGTTTTTTAATGTCTAAGCTTTTGCTCTTTGTTTATTCCTAAACACTCCTGTATTACACGCTCCTGATTTAGCGTGCTCACAGAACGAGCATGTAAAGGTGTTCTTTGTTGGATGAAACGAATTGTCATTAACAACTTCTAATATAGATTCTATTAATTTAACTTTAACATTTTCTATGTCTTCTTTAGAGAAGTCGTGAGATTTTCTCTTACCAGATCTTAAATAATAAAGCTCTCCAGTTATGTTCTTGTCAGGAAATACCTGAGACAAAGCTAGAGCGTATATACCTAATTGAAGATTGTCTTTTATTCCCTTTTGGGATACTTCCCATTTTCCAGTCTTATAATCTATTATCTTGATAGAGTCTTCACCTATGAAGTCAATTCTATCCATATAGCCTACAACAAAATAATTTCCAATAACAAAACTAAAACCATATTCTTTATCGTATATATTAAAATTAACATCTTGATATTCATCGTAGAACTCATCTAGTATTTGACTGCCAACAGATATAAGTTCTTGTGGTATCTTATTTTCAGGATCGTATATTGCTACATTAGATATATATGAATCTATTAATTCTGTATGATCTACTTTTTTATCGTTATCTAAACATTCTTCTAATACAGAGTGAACTATATTTCCGGAGAACAGCTGGTTCATTGAATGAACGTGGCTCCTTTTGAATGTAGGCATAAAAATATTTAGACGGACACATCTTATATGTATCTAATCTAGAATAGCTAAAGTCTACTAATGATAATTTCTCTAAATCAGTTAACTCATCTAATGACCTAATCTTAATCAACTTTTCTCCTTAATAGAATTAATTTTATCATACGTTATTATCGTTTCCCTCATCAGCGGGATCGAATATTATATTACCAAGCTTGTCACGCTCTACGCCTATCTGGTCTATAGTATGACCAGTATATTTATTTAGAAAGCAGCTTTCACCTACGGGAACCCATCCTGTGTTACCAATTTCCATGAAATCATCTTCAAGATATGGATACATCTTCATCTCCTACTTTGATGGTGCATTCTGAAAAGTCTTCTATGTTGACATAATAGTTAAGCACTGTATAAAGATTTTTTAATTCCTTTTCAGTAAAGTGCAGACCAACTACTCCAACTTGCAAAAAGTAATTGTTAGAAAAACCTACAATAGACTCTTCATATTCTATTAATGTGACATTATCTTTTACTATTCTTCCAGCTTCTCCTCTTAACATTTCTAATCCTCCGTTATCATAATTGGGTTAAAGTATGGGTTATCCATTTTTTCTCTCATATCATTTACGTACGAATCCCAGTCTCTTTCGTCTTCTGTCTGCTTTTCGTATTTAACCTGTCCTTTGAATGGATTAGTCTTGAACTTAGTCATAATTAATCTACCCTCTTGGGTTTTCCATCTAAGGTTTCCATTTTTGCAATCGCAGTAGTCTTCGTGATCTGGATCGACTTTTCCAAGTGGATCATATCTTCCACTGCACTTGTTGCATTTTGTGTATCTACCTTTATCCGCACATCTGCTGCAAGAAAAGCACACTGTCCAACACGGTTTATCAGTCGGATTTTGGTAAGTTCCTGGTATTGTCATTTTAATTTCCTATCTTGACTATTTCTTTAAGGTTATCTTCAATTTTTAATGATGTTGTTTTCTTAAATCTAAAGACTATTCTACGGTTATCTTCTACATATTCAATATAGACATTTGCAGAACCATTTGCGTTTTCTATTATATCATAAAGTTGTTTTACCAGCTCTAACGATGGAGGATTAGAAAGAAGCAACTTGATAGATTTTGTATTTATTGCTTTATCTGTATCTATTTTTTGTGAACTATTATAAAACATTTTAACGATAGACTGCTCGTCATCATTTTCCCTACTAACAGCCCCAGTAAGAACCACAACATCTCCTTGGGCAAATTCGTTATCCTGGATGTCTTTAGCTTCTCTTGGAAAGATTATAACTTCAATTTCACCAGACAGATCTTCAATGTTTAACTTAAACATCTTTTGACCCTTTTTGGTTATTATCTTTTTAACGCCTGTTATAACTCCACCTATTTTTACATTAGCTCCGTTGTTGATATCAAATAGATCAATAATCTCTTTGTCTATCATTGGTCGAACTACTTCGGCCATACCCTCCATTGGATGCTTAGAAACGTAAATCCCTAGCTCTTCTTTTTCTTTTTCTAAAATTGCCAATTCATTTTGTCTATTGATATCCAATTCTTCATCTACGTATATCAGCTCATCAATGGCACCAGAGTAGGTTAGGTGTTCTAAGGTTGACTTCTTCAAGATTGCTGAATCGCATCTTCTAAAGAAATCATACATATTTACATATGGCTTATCTTCATCTCTGCAATTTATTATTGCTTCTGCGATTGAATCACCAATTCCACTTATTGCGGATAATCCAAAAATAATATTATGATCATCTAATACGTTAAAGTCTTTTCCTGATTTATTAATAGAAGGAGTTCTTACTTTAATCCCAAGTTTTCTGCAGTCAGATAGATATAAAGATTGTTTATCTTTATTTCCAACTACAGAGCTCATCAATGCTGCCATATATTCTGCCGTGTAATTCATCTTTAGATAAGCAGTGACGTAAGATATCATTGCATAACTTGCAGCGTGTGCTCTGTTAAAGCCATAACCACCGAAGTATTCAATGTCTGAATAAATTTTATTAGCTTTATCTTCAGATATTCCAGAAACGCTTACGCATCCGTCTACAAACTTCTTTCTAAACAAAGAAATTTTATCCATTTGTTTTTTTCCGATAGCTTTACGCAAATCATCTGCTTCAGCAGAAGAAAATCCAGCTAACTCTCTAGATACTCCAAGAACATCTTCTTGGTATAACATGATGCCTAAAGATGGACCTAATACTTTTTCTAATTTAGGATGGTCATAAACAATCTTACTTCTGCCGTGTTTTCTATCTATGTATAATTTATCCATGCCAGAACCCATTGGGCCTGGTCTGTAAAGTGATATCAACGCCATGATGTCTTGGATATCTCGTGGCTGCAATTGAACCATGAGTTCACGCATACCAGCAGACTCCAGCTGGAAAACTCCTACAGCATTACCCTTGGCTAGCTGATCGTATGTTTTTTGATCATCAATTGGGATTGTGTCTACGTCAATATCTATATTCTTATTTCTCTTAACTAACTTTATACAGTTATCTATTACCCCTAAGTTTCTTAACCCCAAGAAGTCAATTTTAAGTAGACCACATTGTTCTACTCTACCCATATCCCATTGAGTTACTATTGGGCTATCTACTCCTTTTTTCATGATAGGGAGATACTCAGTTAATTCATTTTTAGATATAACTATACCTGCAGCGTGAATGCCAGTTTGGCGAACTAAGTTCTCTAAACCAAAAGCTGTATCTATGACTATCTTTGCATCTACATCTGAATTGTATAATTGAGAAAATTCAAAAACGTCCATGCAGTCTCTTAGTGACTTAGATACACCTAGTACTGGTGGTGGAACTAGTTTGGATACTTTATCACCTGTAGAGAAATCATATCCAAGAGCTCTTGCAGCGTCTCGTATCGACTGTCTAGCACCGGTTCTGTTAAACGTACATATATGGGCAACGTGATCACTACCATACTTTGTGCGCGCATATTCAATTACCTTATCTCTGTGCCTATCGTCAAAGTCTAAGTCGATATCGGGCATGGACTTTCTTCCTTCTACGAGGAATCTTTCAAACATAAGTCCAAACTTAATTGGGTCTAAGTTAGTAATGTCAAAAGCATAGGAGAGAACGCTACCGGCAGCAGATCCTCTACCCCATCCGACCCTAATATCATTTTCCTTAGCCCATCTAACCAAGTCTGAGACAACTAAGAAGTACTCTGGAAAACCCATTTCCTTAACTACTTTTATTTCATGATTAGCTCTCTCAACTATGTGCTGAGGTAATTCATTGCCGTATCGTCTTTTTAAACCATCCCAAGCTAGTCTTTCAAAGTAATCTACAGATGTTTCTTGCGTTGGAATTGGGAAATTAGGGAAGTGTATATCTCCAAAGTTTAAATCCACATCAATCATATCGTTTACATGCATGGTGTTTCTAAGAAGTTCGTCAGAAAATATAGAAGCCATTTCATCATATGATTGCAGATAAAACTGATCACCAGAAAAAGAAAATCTATTAGGTGTATGTATGTTTGAGTTTGTAGCTACACAGAGCATTATGTCATGAGCATTTGCATCGTTTTGATGAACGTAATGACAGTCACCGGATGGAACTACTTTTGCGCCAATGTAATTAGCTAGTCTAATTAGATCAGGTATAATCGAAAGCTGTTCTTCAATTCCATGGTTTTGAATCTCTATGAAATAGTTTTCTGCACCTACAATTGATTGCATCGTTGTAGCATGCTTTAATGCAGTATTATAATCTTTTCTTAAAAGAGCTTGAGATACTTCTCCGTTAAGACACCCAGATAGAACTATAATGCCGTCTGAGTGTTGTGATATTAAATCGTGATCTATTCTAGGCTTAACGTAGTAGCCTTCGGTAAAAGCTCTAGATGACATCTTAATAATATTGTGATATCCAGTATTATTCTTTGCCAAGATAGTTATATGGTATGGACCTCTTTGTTCCCACTCATTTTTTGAAGGACCAGATCTTTCTTCTGGATCTCTATCAAATCTACTTTTTCTTGCTTGATAGAATTCAGATCCAAGGATAGGTTTTACTCCTGCAGATTTTCCTGCGTCATAAAAATCTAACCATGAATGTATGTTTCCATGATCAGTAGTTGCCAGTCCAGTCATTCCTAATGACTTAGCTCTTTCTAGATATTGCTCTACACTACCGTGTCCATCCAACATGGAGAATACGGTATGATTATGTAGGTTGGTCCAGTTTTTCACTAGAGGCCTCTTTCTCTATCTAGCTGATTTATTGCCTGATCTCTTTGCGATCTCATCACTATGATTACGACTCCTCCACAATATTTGCAGACTGGAGGAACTCCGTTCTGTGCAAAAACGCTTCTAAACATTGTGCTATCCATTTGATCTGATTTACATTCGGAACATAGCCCAATTGCATCGTCTTCTTGATTACTCATGATTCACCTCCTTTTTTGTTGAATATGCAAAACGTACTGGTGACGGTGATGACTTTTCGTTTGTTTCAAAAAACTTACCATTTATTTTTATCCATTTATTTTTTTCTTCCAAAGAACATTGACCACATCCAACACCAGCTGCGTTTGCTCTTTCGCAGGTAAATGGTCTACCGCCTATTCCCATATCTCTTCTTTTTATCCAGTCATTAATATGAGCTGTAGATTTAGATATATTATAGTCTTCGCAATAGCTCAATATCTCATGTAAATATTGTACACCCTCTTCTGAATAAGTTAATATAGAACATAGGAATAATCTTGCTTCATGCTCCAAGTAGTGCTTTTCTTTTGCCTGGTCATATAATCTTTTAATAGATGGGCATTTGTCTAAAAGTTTTTCTTTTTCAAATACTTTTTCTGACTCTGAAAATGTTTTATTTCCAGAAGATCCATATTGATTAAAATGAGCCAAAACATCTCTTGGCTTATTCTTTAAATCGTCCACCTGAAGGACGTAATCGGCGTACCATTGATTTGCTGTACTAGAGAATTTTTGGTCTTCTACTATAGGTTCATGGTATTCTGAACTATATGATCTAACTGCTTCTATATTTGTAAATAATAGATCTTTGCTGATAATAGTTTTATATAAACCAGTATCTTGATGTTTAGTTCCTGCAAGTCTCCACATTCTTCTTGGATCGTAAACGCTAAAATCAAGTGATGTTAATTCTAATTTTTCCTTAAGATCTGTTGCGATATGCCTAAAGACAATTGGAAGATTGTTACCTGGGTTTATGCCCAGTGCTATTACTTCACACTCTATGTGAAAACCCTTTTTACCAGTGAAGTAAACTATAATAGATTCATCTGGAATAAATTTATTTAAATGAGAATATAATTTTTTTACTTCATTATATGAAATATTCATATCATCATTATCTATATCAAAATAAAGAGAACCAAATCTAATAGCTGTTTGTAAATCTTCTGAATTAAATCTCCATACAGAAGTATATATTCCGGTATCGTCATATTTTTTCGAATATGCATTTACTCTACGTA